GGGGGGGTAACGGGTCCTACCACGGCAATCCCAATGCGAGGTATTTCGAACCACTTTTTATTTCTAGCGACAGAAAACTTTATCGGGCTTAAATAATGACAGACATGAAAATTTCTAATGAGTTGGAACTTCTCGAAACGTCGATTTTGATACCTTATGCCAGAAATTCACGCACTCATTCGGATGCTCAAGTTCAGCAGATTGCTAGTTCAATCAAAGAGTTTGGCTTTACAAATCCAATTTTAATTGATGAAACGAATGGAATCATCGCTGGGCATGGAAGGTTACTAGCTGCTCAACTGCTCAAAATTAAATCGGTTCCGTGTATTCGACTTGGTTATCTGACTGATGCTCAGAAAAGAGCGTATGTGATTGCCGACAATAAATTAGCTTTGAACGCTGGGTGGGATGACGAACTTTTATCGTTAGAATTGAAGGATTTGCAGTTAAACGATTTTGATCTTTCACTGACTGGCTTCAATGAGGAAGAATTAGCAAAACTTCTTGTTGAGGCTGTCGAAGGTCAAACTGATCCTGATGATGTTCCTGAAGTTCAAGAGAACGCCATCACGGTTCTTGGAGATATCTGGACGCTTGGCAAGCATCGATTGATGTGTGGCGATAGCACAAGCATAGATTCTGTCAGCAACCTGATGCCTGAAACTGCAAATATGATTTTCACTGATCCACCATATCTTATGGATTTTTCTGGTGGTATTCATGCGGATGGAACAAAATCTTTTAACGCTAAACATGGCGTTATAAAAAATGATAAAATGTCACTTGAAGATGGAGACAATTTTTTAGACGCAATCAATTCAATTATATTGATTAAAGTTGATGGTGCTTTTTATATAACATTTTATCGACTTGGAATTGACCGTTATTATTCGAGCATGAACCGAACTGGTCTGAAATGTCGATCATTAGTAATATGGGATAAAGGAAATCACACACTTAGTAATAGTGATTACATGAGTATGTATGAGCCTATGTTTTATGGGTGGGTAAACAATCATAAATTTTATGGTGGCAAAAATGGAATGGACATTTGGAAAATAAAAAGAACATCTAAAAATGAATTACATCCAACAATGAAGCCAGTTGAATTAGTAGAAAAAGCTATAAATGATGGAAGTCAAATTAATGGAATTGTTTTAGATTTGTTTGGTGGTTCTGGAACTACAATGATTGCCTCTGAAAGATTAAACAGAATTTCAAGATTAATGGAACTTGATCCAAAATATTGCGATGTAATTATTCGTCGGTGGCAGGATTTCACTGGCAGAAAAGCAGTTCACTTAGAAAGCGGAAAAACATTTGAGGAGATGAGCGATGAGCGTAGCAACAGTTCCTCTTGAAACGATCTGCAAACTTCTTGATCTAACTCCTGCTCGGATATCACAACTGACGAGCCAAGGTGTAATACCTAGACAGGAGCGGAATCGTTATGAAATTGTTCCAGTAGTTCGTGCTTACATTCGATTTTTACGAGATCGAACAGTTCGAGGTGATGTGCATGGTGATGATTATTCAACCTATCGAACACGATTGACTAAAGCCAGAGCGGAGATGGCTGAGAAAGAAAACGCACAACTCGATAGCAAATTGATTCCCGCTGATGATGCAAAACAAGCATGGTCAGCAATGGTTGCTAATGCTAGAGCAAGACTGTTATCAATACCGAATAAAATTGCTCCGATTGTATTTGCTGCTGAAACGATCAACGAGGCTAGAGAAATTATTAAGATAGAAATTTATGAAGCATTGAATGAATTGGCAGATGTTGAAATCAAAACGATCAACCCTATTCGTCCCGTTGAAAGCGAATCCGACGAGTTCGATGGTTCAGAGGATGTGGAGATCACCACCGAATCTAACGGTGAGCAAGTGGGCAGATCAGAATCGGAAACTGAGTCCTGAAGCATCTGCCGAAGCTGGGCAGTGGAATACATCGAGAGCAGAATACCAACGTGGAATAATGGATGCTGTCTCTGATCCTAATATTTCAGAGATTGTTATTATGTCGTCGGCTCAGATCGGCAAGACAGAGATCATCAATAATCTGATCGGCTATCATATCGACCAAGACCCATCACCGATTTTAGTCGTGCAACCAACTCTATCTATGGCAGAGGCTTGGTCAAAAGATCGTCTGTCTCCAATGCTACGAGACACACCATGCTTGCATGGCAAGGTTGCCGATCCGAGAACAAGAGACTCAGGCAATACAACACTGCATAAGATATTCCCCGGCGGTCATATCACGGTCACTGGTGCTAACTCTGCATCGGCTCTAGCCAGTCGTCCAATTAGGGTGGTGCTTTGCGACGAGGTTGATCGGTATCCTGTGTCGGCTGGCTCGGAAGGTGATCCGATCTTGCTTGCCAAGAAAAGGTCTGTCACTTTCTGGAATCGAAAAATTGTCTTAGCATCAACTCCAACAATCAAAGATAATTCACGAATTGAACAGGCTTTTAACGATTCAGATCAGCGTGAGTTCTATGTTCCTTGTCAAGATTGCAATCATTTTCAAACTTTGCGGTGGCAAAATGTAATTTTTAACAAGGATGATCCCGATTCTGCGACCTATTCATGCGAGGAATGCGGCTCTCAATGGGACGATTCAAAGCGTTTTCGGTCTATTCGTCGAGGAGAATGGCGAACAGATCGGGAGTTTAACGGTGTTGCAGGGTTCAAAATCAATGCTTTGTACTCGTCTTGGATGATGCTTTCAGACGGAGTGCGTGATTTTCTTGATGCTAGAGGGCAACCAGCAACGCTTAGAGTGTGGGTAAACACCTATCTTGGGGAGACTTGGGAGGAGCAAGGCGAACGGGTTGACGATCTTGATCTAGCTAATCGTCGGGAAGAATACGGAGAGCATCTGAATGATAAGGTTGTAATCATCACGGCTGGTGTAGACGTTCAGGATGATCGGCTTGAGGTCGAGATTGTCGGATGGGGTAGATCAGAGGAATCTTGGTCACTCGATTACAAAACAATTTATGGTGACCCGTCATCCAGTACGGTTTGGCAGGATTTAGATTTTTTACTAAACCAAAATTTCAGGAAAGAAAACGGGAAAGAGTTTCCAGTTCGTTCAGCCTGTATCGATTCAGGCGGTCATCATACTCAAGCGGTCTATAACTATGCGAGGGCAAGAGAAGGAAGACGATTCTTTGCTATCAAGGGCATCGGTGGAGAAGGCAGACCAATCATCACCAGACCGACGACAAATAACATCGGAAAGATCAAGCTATTCCCTGTCGGGGTAGATACTGCGAAAGAAACCGTCTATTCAAGATTCAAGATTACACAGGAAGGGCCGGGCTATTGTCATTTTCCAGATCATTATGACTCTGAATATTTCCGACAGTTGACCGCCGAGCAACAGGTTAAAAAGTTTCACAAAGGTTTTATGCGTCGAGAATGGCAGAAAATGCGACCAAGGAATGAGGCTTTAGATTGCCGAGTCTATGCAACGGCTGCTCTGGCTATTCTGAATACGAATCTGGAACAGCTTGCAGATCGATACGAGAAGCAATCCGTTTCTGTCGTTTCAGAAAATGAGGTAAAAGAGACGGTGCAAGATAAAGTTATGATACAACGTCCCGTCAGGCGTTCGTCTAAACCAAACGGATTTGTCAATTCGTGGAGATAAAATGGCTAATTTGTTCGATGCTTCACAGTCTCCAATGGTTACTCCGACCAATATCGTGGTCGGCGATTATCTGTTGTGGAGAAGGTCGCTCCCTGATTACTCGAATGCAACTTATACGGCGACCTATGTTGCCAAGATCGCTGGTAGTTCCGCATCAGAAATAACGGTTGTAGGAACTGCTAATGATTCCGATTATTTGTTTACAGTAACAAGCACGACATCAAGTGCGTTCCTTGCTGGAAACTATTTCTGGCAACTTGAAATCTCATCTGGTTCTAACAGGCTCGTCATTGAGCGTGGTAACTGGATTATCAGTCCTGATCTAGATGTTGGATCGGCTGATCCTCGTTCTCATGCTGACATAATGATAACGAAGATTGAATCTTTGCTGTCAGGTCGTGGTGATGCAGATGTTTCAAGCTATTCAATCAATGGTCGTTCGATAAGCAAACTTTCAATCGCTGAATTGATTGAATGGAGAGACTATTACAAGGCTGAACAGGTCAAAGAGCGTCGAGAGGCTCGGAGATTATCTGGTCAATCAACTGGTTCAATGATCAAGGTGAGGTTCTGAAATGGGAATTTTAGACGTATTCAGAACTAAAAAACAGGTTGCAGTTCGTCGGCAAGAAAAGCGGTCTTACACGGCTGCATCAACAGGTCGTTTATTTGCTGATTTTGTTGCAAATACGCTAAGTGCGGATTCAGAAATTCGCCCAGCACTGCGTCCAGTTCGTGATCGTTGTCGTGATGTTGCACGAAATAATGATTATGCGGCTCGCTACATTCAGATGGTTACAACCAATGTGGTCGGATCAACAGGTGTTCGCACTCAGGTTCGGGGCAGAAACGCTGACAAGTCACTAGACACAGTGGGCAATCTTATAATCGAACGCAATTTTGATAAGTGGGGAGCGAGAGGCATTTGCACGATGGATGGCAAGATGTCTTGGCTTGATTGCCAAAAGATGTTCATCAACAATGTCGCCCGTGATGGTGAATGCTTGGTTCGATTTGTTGAAACAAAAGAGAATCCATACGGGTTCGCTTTGCAGTTTATCGAATCTGATTATCTTGATGAGCAGTACAATATGAAGGCGACAGCCAATGCGAACGAGATTCGTATGGGTGTCGAGATCAACGAGTTTGGTCGTCCAGTTGCTTATTGGCTGTTAGAAAATCATCCCGGCAATACGATCTACGGCAAGACCGCAACCGTAAAACGAATCCGAGTTCCTGCTGAAGAAATGTTGCACCTGTTCATTCCTGATCGGGCTGGTCAGACTCGCGGTTTCCCGTGGATGGCAACCGCTCTGACACGTCTCAAGATGCTTGATGGATATGAGGAAGCTGAATTGGTTGCTGCTCGTACAGCGGCTTCCAAGATGGGTTTCTTCACGTCTCCTGATGGTGACGGGTATTCAGGCGTTGATATGGAGGATTATAACACTCCGATTATGGAAGCATCGCCCGGTACTTTTGAACAGTTGCCGAAAGGAATGGATTTCAAACCATTCGATCCACAGCATCCAGTCTCGGCATTCGGAGACTTTGAAAAAGCGGTCTTGCGTGGCATCGCTTCTGGCCTTGGTGTTTCGTATGTATCACTGGCTAATAATCTTGAGGGTGTTTCATACTCCTCAATCCGTCAGGGTACGATGGAAGATCGGGATCATTACAAAGTGCTTCAGCAGTTCATGATCGAGCATTTCATTGACCCGATTTATAAGAAATGGCTGACAATGGCGATGGCGACTGGTGCGATACCATTGCCGATCACGAAGTTTGACAAGTTTGCTGACAATCTTGTTTATCGTGCAAGAGGCTGGAACTGGGTTGATCCTCAGAGAGAAATTCAGGCTAACGTTATTGGATTGCAAAACGGTATCATCACTTTGCAAGACATTGCTGCTCATTACGGTCGAGACGTTGAAGAAGTGTTCGAGCAAATTCAGGCTGAGAAAGAACTTGCTACTCAGTATGGAGTGCAGACAGCCTTCCAACCATTCGGTCAGAAACTTCCTGCTGCACCTATAGTCGATGGTGAAAATGGCACAGTATAAGGGAATTGAAATTGATCTAGTCCCAACTGATGCAATGGTCAGCGAGGCTGAACGAGGTCTTGCTTGGCGTAGAGAATTTGGTCGAGGCGGTACTGAGGTTGGCATTGCTAGAGCAAGAGATATTTCAAACAAGGTTGATCTGTCTCCAGATACCATTCGTCGGATGACATCTTTCTTTGCTCGGCATGAGGTCGATAAACAGGCTGAAGGATTCCGACAGGGTGAAGATGGCTATCCGTCAAACGGTCGAATTGCATGGGCATTATGGGGCGGTGATGCTGGTAAATCATGGGCCGAAGGAAAGGCAAAGCGTATGGACAAGATCGACGAGACTGGCAGAGCGGCTCCTGATGCTTTGAATTTAGGTGATTTTGTTCAGTGGGATTCTTCTGGTGGGACAGCTAGAGGTCAGATTGAACACATTATGCGTGAAGGCACATTAGGGATTCCTGATAGTGAATTTTCAATTAATGCCTCTGAGGACGACCCTGCTGCATTGATTAGAATTTTTCGTGAAGGCGAAGAAGGCTATGAACCAACTGATACATTCGTTGGTCACAAGTTTTCTACTCTCACAAAGATTGCTGATCTGCGGTCTTATCATGATGATAAGCGACCTTATCCAAATGAACACGCTGCAAGATTAACCGATCCTGCACAGTACGATTCATTCCGTCGAAAAAATAATGATTTTGGCGATGGCATTGATGCGATATATGGGATCAAGAGTGGAAAATCTGAGTTGCAAGCAATTCGGTTCTCCAAAAACAAGTTTACGGTTGCTGAAGCAAAGAAGTGGTTGGCTGATAATGATTACAAGCCAATGATTTTTGAAGAAGCAACGAACGGAAGGAAAGATTCTATGGAACTCGAAAAGCGTCATATCATTGATGTTGCAGAAAGTGAGACTGCTTATGTCATCACCTTTGCAAAGGCAGATGCTGAACATGAAGATGAGCCAGCATCTCAGGAAGAACCAGAAATGGAACTTCCAATGATGAGCGATGTTCAGGAACCAATGACTGATTCCAACAATATGCAGAAATCATTCATCCCAACAAACGAAGTGCAACATCGTGCTTATGAGATGGGTGCAAATCCAGTTAACAAGGACGAGCGGAGAGTTCAGATTGCAATGTCATCTGAAAAGCCAGTTGCTCGTTCTTTTGGCATGGAAGTTTTGGATCACAGTCCATCTTCCATTGATGTTTCGTTTCTCAATTCAGGTCGTGCACCTTTGTTGCTTGACCATGATCCTGAGAAGCAAATCGGAATCATCGAAGAAGTACGAATCGATGGCTCGGCTCGTGTGATGCGAGCGACAGTACGCTTTGGAAAAGGCGTTCTTGCCACCGAGGTATTCAACGATGTGGTTGACGGTATCAGGCAGAACATTTCTGTCGGTTATCAAGTTAACAAAATGGTTCGTGAAGATGGGGGAGACGGGACGGTCTTTCGCGTTAACAAATGGACTCCAATCGAAGCCTCTATTGTATCACTGCCAGCAGACTCGTCTGTTGGTGTTGGTCGATCTATTGAAATTATCTCAACCCCTATTCAGGAGATTAAAATGAGTGAAGTTAATCATGACGAAATGCGTTCCGCTATCGTTAAGCAGAATGCAGAAATCATTGAGACAGGTGCTCGTCTCAACAAGCGTGACATTGCTGAAAAGGCAATCGCCCGTGGTCTGTCGCTTGAGCAGTTCCGTGGTGAATTGATCGAATCTTTCGGCAGCACAGCACTAGGCAATGGCACACACGAAGTTGGCTTGAACAAGCGTGAGCGGTCTTCTTATTCGCTTATGCGTGCAATCAATGCTCAGGCTCGTCAGGACTGGTCTGAGGCTGGTTTCGAGCGTGAACTGTCCGACGAAAT